CTTGTCGATGATGTTTTTCTCAATGATACGGTTGATGTCCAACTGATAGTTTTCTATCTGGGAAACGTCGTGGAATGCGACGTAGCCGCCATTAGGTATCCATGTCGGACCACCCTGTACGAATGTATAGTAAAATGAGTCACCCTTGTCAAGCACTGGATATACATCATCAGCCAGCATGATGTTATGCCAAGATGCTGCCCTAGAAGTACCGTCTAAGAATGAATAGCATCCAAGCTCGTGAGCTGAAGAGCTAGGCTTAGCGTCTTCATTGGTTGCACCAGGCAAGTAGTGATTAGGTGCACCATACCAGCGGCTACACTCGCACTTCTTATCTTTCCCACTCTTATCGACATAAGAATAGCTTCTCCTGTTATTACATAGCGGATGGTGAGCTTCAGCGCGCTTGCCATCTTCTGCTTTAGGAACGAGATCCTCTGAGAAGTTAGTTAACCACTTACCTAATCTCGCACGGGCGAGTAAATGCTCCTTAGGAAGATCACCTTGACGAACAGAATTAATGAGACCCTTTACGTATTCTAGAACTTCTTCTGGTCTTGCCTCGTCCCAAATCATCTTGATCGACTCAGTCTGAGCCGTTCTCCCAATTTGAGCCGTGTTAGTGTGCTTTGCTTCAAGACCTTGCATTTTGATGCGCTTGTCTACAGGCTCTTTGGCTATGTCAAATGGACTCTCTCCGTAATCTGGCTTCCACATTATTCTACCTGCGTAGCGATTGCGTCGAGGAAGATAGAACTTATCCATAATTAGCTCTGCTTCGACATCAATAGCATCTGTCCTATATTCTTCTTGACAAATCTTAGTCAAATGTTTACCTAATTCGATACCTGCCTCTGCACACTCTTCTGGAGTCTTGTCGTCCCCAAGCTTAACGAAGATGGAGTCGGTGTGGCCGTAGACCACTTCGTATCCAAGTCGCTCAGACTCTTTCATGATTTTCTTTAGCATGGTTCTTCCGCCATGAGTGATAGTACGGGCAATGTGAATGTCACCCCAAGCGTATCCCTTAAGCGCCATGAGGCCGTAGAAAGTCGCACGTAGGCGCTTCACAGTCTTCTGTGCGTCATCCCACTTACGGTATTCGTTATCATCATCACTAGCGGCGTTTCTTAGGGCCTTGTAGCGATCACGCAGCTCGTCTAATTCCTTTACACAGCGAGGCAGAATACCAATAGGACTTCTCCTAAATCTACATCCGTCACCGATGATGTCATCCGAATCTTCTTCACCTGGCTTCACTTTCGTCGTCCAACATGTGTTGAAAGTTAGCATCATTGATGGATACAATCCAGCGAAATCTAAGATAGCTACATTCTTATGTAGACCTATTGTACCAAGCTCTTCTGGATCCAAGACAATAGCGCCTTGCAGCTCATTGTCTTCTTCCATATACCCTTGCCAGTATCCAGACTTCTGCTTGAAGTCAGCTTTGCGCATGAAGTACACACGGGCGTAAGAGGATCCGTAGAAAGTAGAGTTAAACTGACACATAGCTAACTCTTGTAGATTCTGCTGACCCTCTATGAGGTTGTAAGATTCTTCAATCTCAATCATTAACTCAACGTCACGGTAATTGTAATACAAGTAGTTCTCAATAAACTCATCATAGTCTGCCTCATAGAAGTCTGGTCTAAAGTCAGTCTTACCACGACCAAATAATCTCTGGCCAACTATGTCCAGACTGTACGAAGGAAGCGTAGAAGACTTACTGTCTTTGTAAATTCTCTCAAAAAGAAACTTCAAGTCAATAACTAAGCGACCTATTATGGGTTGCGCCGTCCAACGATATTGCACACCCTTTGTGGGGGCTCTAGTAAAGCGCTTACTACCTAATGACGAAGGAGATAGTGTCTCAGAGCCTATACCTAGGCTCTCTAATCTATAATAGAGTGTCGGCATATCATAGAAGCCCATACCCCACGCAATTATACAATCAGGATCTACCTCATCTATATACTCAACGAAGTCCTTCAACATGGCCTTCTCTGTAGTAAATCGACGAACTACGACGGTGTCACCATCGAATTGTCTGATTTGTATGTCCTCTTCCAAGTTCTCATGTTGGCACCACTGCATACGAGTCTTAGTATACGAATCATACACGCCGATGACGTTAATCATCTGATTATCGCGCGGATTGTTAGGGTTCTTACAGAGGATAGGCCCGTCGTCTTTAGTATACTGAAGAGCTTCCAAATCAAGGAAGAGCTTTCTCATCTTATATGGCCTTATCTCACTGACATTGTCTACGAGATAACGATCCTCATAAGGAACATCGGCCTCAAAGGTGTATGAATGGTTATAGCGCCACATACGTAGATCTTCTGGAGACTTAAAGATTATCTTACCTAACTTATGTCCATCGGCGTTCTTTTGGCCACTGTCCACAATAACTCGCTCGACTCTAAAGTCATCAGTAGCCATTACAGGAGTGAGAGGTCTCATAACGTCTCTCTTTCGGTCTTGAAGCTGTAGTGACTTATTCCATACGACGTAACAGTAAGGACGAAAGTCTTTGACTATCTGCTGTCTTCTAACCCATTGGCCATCTACTTCTTCTCTGTCACGAATAACTAGCTCATGAGTCTGATCGTGTCGTACCTTGCCTCTTGACAAGTGATACTTGTTTGGTTCCTGTTCGTAAAGCGCACTAATAATCATGATTTAGCCTCCTTGTTATAGAAACCGTCGACAACATCGTGCCACTTGCATGAGTGAGAGTGACAATGGACTATACCTTCTTCGTTATAGACAAGGCTACCTTGTGAGCGAGCTTTGCCTGTACGAGCGCAGTTAGGACACTGTGTTCTATACCAGCCGTTACTTTGAGACACAGCTGGAGGTAATGAAGCTATGAATCCCTGGAAATCGAAACCCAGCGACTTCAACTTAGCGGATTTGAAAGCATTCTTTCTGATAGTAGAATAGGGCAGAACGGAAAGTCCGTCGACTTTGCTGTTATGGTAAGATAGCAAGTCAATAAATCGTGACATCATCTCTCCGTCTACTGGCCCAGTGAACCAAACAGAACCATCTCTAACGTCTTGATTACTCAAGTGGAATCTTGGATCTCTCTTCAAATCTCTGGACATTTCCAGATACTGTGCAACCGCAATCTTTGGGGCTGGTTGCCTGCCCGCTTTCTTTAGAATTCTCATCCCTTGCGGTTCGTGGTCGGGAGGTTATAATGGTTACTTTTCACTATAGTCAAATGTCCCAGAAATATCTGTTGTAAGGGCCTGTTCTGACTACGCGGAACCCGACTTTCTTCATCCAGAAAGAAGTCTTTCTGATAGAACTGCGCCAAGGTTCTTGGCGACGATCGTTATGTGTCCTTCCTAGTAGGTAGTTAAACGCCGCTTCTGCAGTCAGTCCGTCATGTAGGTACGGATGTTCAAGCAGAATCGACAGTATTTCACCGTCTCTTTCACTCAGAGCCATCCTCTGTCACCTCAGAGGACTGATTCTTGGAGCTAGTTTTCTTTAGAACACCACTAACTGCGTTGATTCCTCCCCCGACTACTTTACCTACTGGCTTTGTAACTGTGTCTACTGCGGCTGCTGCTGCCTTAGCTGGCTTGGCAAACAAGTTACCTTTGCCCTTGACTTCATCAATCTCGGTGTTTTGGAGGACTTCTGGAACCTCTCCTTTGAAGAATTGTTGTAGCACAATGAATGCTTGTGCCCTGCTGATAGCAGGGTGTCCTTTTGCAGAGAGGACTCTTGCCACCAGTTCCAGTAAAGTGTCATATCCGTTTGTAGCACAGTGCCCTTTCATTTCGTTGATCCAGGCGTCTTCGATTAGAATTACGTCATCTACCATCTTTCTAATGAAGCCACACTGCTTGCCGTCGTATGTGAAAAACTTAGTTCCCATGACAATTGGTTGTTTCGTTCCCTATTTAACAATTAACTTTACTATAGGGATCTCGTATTTGATTCACACAGGATTGATCTTTTTGCGACGGGGTAGAGTTTTCTCAAATTCTCTTATTGCCAAAAGAGCTCTTGTTTCCGAGAAAGGCTTAGCAAATACGTGTATATCCACCGCTTCTTCTTCAAATAACATTTCAAGTAGCTGTGCATAGTAAGGATGTTTTAATTTGAATCCTTGCCAGGACTGGTCTAATGCTTCCAGTCTTGCTGTATTGTCTCTTATGTAGAGCTCATCTTGACCATAGGCAGTATAAACAGCAGATCTATGGAACTTCTTGTAATTCATACGTATTCCTCTAGCTCGTTCAGTTGGTCTGCTACTGCTTTATTTGTAGCATCCACAAAGTCTGCATATCTTATGATCTTATTTGCTAACCTTTTAGCTTCGCTAGGGGTTAGTCTTTGCAGTATAGCTTGGCCTTCTTTGACAATAGCAAGCTCAAGTGTTGAGTAGATATGAATATTACCTCTTCTTGAATTACATTCTTCACAGTCACAGTCATCTACACTTACTGCTATACCGTCTTTTTCAGTAGTTTCTGCCAGTAACGCAGAAAAGAGGGTACTCATATCGAAGCTGGTGACACTTGGTTCACTCAACACAAATCACCTACCAGCTCTGGCATGGATCCTATATGTAGGACAGCTGGCGCTGGTAACGCAATAAATAGTTCTGGAATGTCTGTTGAGCGAAGGGTAACAGACATATCGTCTCCGTCTCCCTCTATAGTCAGTAGATACTCGGAAAGGTTACGTACGAAACTGATGACTGTTAGATCAGAACCGTTTACTTCGATTTCAAACGACGAGTAAAGTTCAACTTCTTTACCGCTTGTAAGTTCTTGAGATAGTTTATACAAAGCCTCAAGCTCTAGCTGAATGTGTCCCATCATTGGGCTGGCGCTGCCTCGCACATGTAATCGTACTTTCACTACAGTTAAGAGACTTATCCTTACCAGTTTAGCAAGAAATCCACTCTATTTGGGCTATCTTTAAAGTATTTCCTGGCCAATTTCCAGAAAATAACTGGATTGGTAGCGTCATCTTCGTAGACGCCCAAAGCTGGTATAGCAATATCATATTTTTCGTGATAGCCTCTACGAATGATCTCTTCAAATCCGTCTTTTAGCCAACCCGTGTAAAACCTAGCCGCCTTTCTTCCGCCTTCACCATCGTCTACGTGTACGCTTCTAGCCGCTACAATCCAGCATATACTAACTTCGTGAGCACCTTCTGATACGAATATATCCCCTCTATCTACTCCTTTGTCTAACATTCTTCTCATATGACTATAATACATAGGGTATGATAGTTCAATATCAGAGAGAGGATAGCGATAGAAGTTAACTGGAGAGTTATGTATAGGTAAAACAATCATCTTACGAGGGGTCGTAATGATAGTATGGTAGTCGTCAACTGTTAGGCCCATGATAATCACTGTAAATGCAGCCTACAAATTGACGGGTAGGATCTCCGTATACTTTCTTGACTACGCCCCATTGATAGCAAGTAGTCGTCATGAATCTAGCGAGATGTTCTTTTGACAGGTTGGACAAGAATATTTTAGTCGAACCGTCTTCCTTGCTACTAATGTTAATGGTTTTGACCCCGTAGTAGCACCCAACTTCTGATAGAAATGGCTTGTAGCGCTTAGCGACTGTACTTATGTCCTTTACAGTAGTCCCCATTATCTCAAGATCCGCACACTTTTTCACTTCTTCGTGGGCTTCTTGTACCCACTTCATTGGGTCTTTGTATCTATTGCTGTAAAATTCTAGTCTAAATGAAAGAATATCTATTCTTCTTACACCAGGACACTTGCCCATATAACCTAACATTAGGCAATGATCTGCAGCAGCTATGATTTTACTTCTAATAGTAGGCTCCCAGTTGAGCAAGTTATGAACCTGGCCTATTGATGACGCCTCAAAGAACTGTTTTGCGGGCAATCCATACCCATAGTCACCTTCAGAGTGGTGGTCAATAACTTCTATTCCTAGTGAAACAAGCTCCGTTTTACTGTAGTCTTTATGACAGCACTCCACCCAAACCTGTCCGTAAGCAGGCTTTGGTGAAGTAGCATCATAAGCTGCTGTCCGAGATACTCTACTGTCACCCTCTTTAGCAAAGATATAACGTTCGCCATGAGAGTCCAGTAGTTCAGCAATCTCTTTCATTTCAGTATCGAAGCCACCTAGTACAAATATTCGCTTCATTCTTCCTCCGTGCAGTCTACTGATATGATCAGTTTGTGCCATTTACCGTTAGCGCTACCAGAAGGTGAGTATGCACCAGCCCTTTGAAGTCCCTGATGAACGTAATAGCCTTTGAATTCTTTACGGACAGGCTTTACAATAGTCACTTTTTGTAGCAAAAATCCAGGAGGGAGACTGGTCTTTAGGCCACTTATCCACTCAAAGATCTTTTCCAAGTCATCTTCTTTGGCTTTGACTCCTAAAATCAGCCCAGCTTCCTGCCCTAATGGGTTTATTGCATCGACGAAAGCAATCAAGTCACTCATCTAGCTCACCTAGTCCCCACAAAGCTTTCTTTCTAATGTATCCAATTCTGACAAATTGCTTGCCTCTTGTCAGCCTCTGTGATACTTCTTGTGTCGAAGGCGAGTGCTTTGGATGCTTATCAGATATCACTTTCATAATCTCGTTGCTTGTCATCGGCTCACTTCTTCCTTCCATAGTCTGTTCGATCCACGTAATCAGTCTCTTTTTTCCCATATCTTCACTTTCCTAGTGTTTTATCGACACAGGAAGGACAGACACCATCGAATGTGGGAAGGGTGCATGTATTACACACACCGTCTTTCCACGGTGGCGGAAAAAGAATTCTCTGGATAAACTTCCTGATCATCTAATTCCTCCTTGTAAACGGGTTACTGCGCTAATGAAATTGAATTGGTTTATTCGTGTTTCATGGCCTCAAGTTTTTCCGTTTTTGGGTGGGTGGTATTTGTTCTTCTGCGTCAATCAATAGACCTGACATCCCCCTTATTACCTTGTTGGGTCAGAATATTCAATATCGAGGGGTAAAATCTCGTAGCCGTGATTTTGTCCTCTAGCTAGGTAGTCTCTCTCTGAACAACGGTCGCAGAGTGGAGTGCCATGTTCATTCATGCAGGTGGCTCGATGTCCACAATCCACTGCTCTAAAGTGACAAATAGTTCTCTCGATTGCATGAAGTCGTCTAGCGGCGTCATTAAGAGGATTGCTACTAAGTGCCTGGTTTGACTGATCATTGTTCATCGGCCTTGAAATAGTCGGCAGTCCCATCATACCCATGCTAAACAAGTTAGGGGTACTTTGGTTGAGCCTGTTTTCTTCGATTCTTGCAGCGCGGGCAGCGGGAGTGGCGTAGTCAGTAGGCTGATAATACCCTGAGTTACCTTCTTGCTGTTGCTGTCCAGCAAAATTAAAATTACCGTTTCCTCTGATGACCCCAGCTCTTGCAGCTCTTGCAGCGCTGACAGGAAGCCCTGCGAAGGCTTGATCCATAACTTCAGGTGCTGTAATGTTTCTAAACAACATCATTCCGTAGCCACTCACTTGTGGATTCTTAACCGATTCAACCGCTTCATCTAAGTCAATGAGTATCTTATGTACTTCATTGAGTATCTTAGCTTCGTATTCGTGACCTCCTGTAGACAATGCTCTATGTGCCGTGATAATTGTCTCGTAGATCGCCACGTTCTTTTGCTTCAGTTTGGCTATCTCGTCTTTAGGATCTATCCTATTCTCTGCTCTAATCATTGTTTCATAGTATTCGTCGTCTTCAGTCACTATCTTCATCTCCTTCTTTTGGGTGGAATGTTACTTCTTGATTACAGCACTCGTCTGTGAATGCCATAGTCGTGTCTGGAAACAACCATATGGTTGTTCTGCCACTTTCGCACTTGGGGCATAAGTATGCTATGTCAATAGCTGCCATCTCTGAGATTATCAGAGCATTAGTGTCGCTGCTCGGTACAAAGAGTTCTTTCCAGAACGTCAAGCTTCTCGCCTCCACAGGATTACGTTATCCTTTTGACCGAGCTCGGTATATCTGTCAGTGGTTCTTAGAGCCATAGTGACTCCTACACTTGTCGGTACGAACCTAAGTGTCCTGAGCTTGCCTTGAAATGGTATGGCATTTTCTTTCATGATAAAGAGCCTCTCGATAACTTGCTTGCTACTAAAGACTTCTCCAATTGCAATAACTTCGTCGACCATAGCGACGTTTCTCTTAGCTTTAGGCTTCATTCTTCTTCGCCTCCGAATAAGCTAGAAACGATCTTATCGACCTTCTTCTGTTCAGACTTTCTGATCTGCTTAGGAGCCATATCTGGAATTAGATTACCTCGCAAGACTTCTCTTGTGAAGCAAAACTCACAGATGGGGAGACCTTTGTTTCTTGCTGTGGGCGTAGATACAGTGAGTAGAAGTAATTCTTTGACCCGTGTATGACATGCACCACAGACTTCGTTTTCTAGAGTCTTCTCTGAGTGAAAGTACGCTTGTATAGTTGCTAGTTCCATCACTCTTCCTCCCTGTATCCTTCCCAGCCAGATAACTTAATGCGGTTTACATTCCCGCCTAAGATCCAGCCCCAAGCTAGGGCAACTAGTAAGAAGATTACTATACACAGTTCTGTGCTCATTCTTCAACCTCCTCAGTGAATTTGTCTACTTCGTTACCTTCTACGTACCAGTTGTCTCCACGACGAGATCTGGCAAAGAGCTCTAAGTAATTACCATAGGAGCGACTTTCAACAAGCTCGTAAAACTCCTCTGGCTTCCTAGAGTGCTGTCTCTTTGGTGCATTGATTAGAGAAACTACACTGTTTGTCGGCTTGCGTAGGCACTCATCAAAGCCTCTACCTTTTGTAGCGAATAAGCATATCTCATGCTGACCTCTAAAGTACCTGCCTAATCCAAAGCTAGGTTTGGCCCATACAATGTTTGTTATGTAGCGGAAGCCCAATCCCTTGACTACTTTGAGTCCATCTTCTAGGTAATTATTAGTTACCCACAAGTATAGGTGTTGATTGTCTTCATTATCGTGCTTTCCTATCCACTCTTTCATCAGCTCGATGATATCATCTGCTTTCATCAGCGGATAGTGGCGGTCTGCACCTCTCTTGATCTGACCGCCGCCAGTTTCATTCCATGGCGGATCTGCCACGATTGTTCTAATTGTAGCCATCTTTAAGCCTCCACGATACGTACATGAGTATGCTTAGTCTTCAAGATGCAGCTAGCGGCTGCTTCGCGTGCCTCAATTAAGTTACCTTTGATAGCATAAGCCACCCAAGTAACTCCATCAGTGGATCCTTCTATTTTCATCATAGTATAGCCTCCCAGGAATATGTTTTAGCTGCACCGTCTAAGTCTGTAAAATTACCTAGATAGAACTCTTTATTGGAGATTACTCCTTTGATAGATGCGCTAGACCATATACGCTTACCACTCTTAGTAGGTATATTGTTCTCTATTAGATACTCTGCAATTTTGGATAGAGGTTGCTCGTTGAGATGTTGCTCAAATATCGAGCGAACGACTTCTGCTTCTTCTGGATTTACCTGCAAGATTCCTTTATCTTTGTCGTTTTCAGTAATCTTGTATACTGAATCGTAGCCCAATGGAGGCTTACCGACCCAGCGGCCTTCATTCTTTACGCCATCGAGACCGATCTTAGTCCTCTCACGGGTTACTTCAACCTCCATCTCGTTTAGTGCGGTAATGATTTTGAATACAGCCATACCCATAGCAGAGGTAGTATCTACATCTATATCCATAGCAACAAAGTTCTTTCCTATAGTGTTTAGATTCCTAGCCCATAGCTGAGCGTTAGATGAGTTTCTATGGAAACGGTCTAGCTTGAGGGCGATTACTACGTCCCACTCTCCCTTTCTCTCCATAAGATCCTGGAAAGCAGGTCTGTTAGTATTCATACCAGAGAACCCAGAGTCCTCAAAGGAATCTACTACATCCCATCCTTTCATCTCAGCGTATTGTCTAGCTCTACGAGTCTGCTCGTTAATTGAAGTCTCACTCTGGAGATCAGTACTGATTCTAGAGTATGTAACTGCTCTCATGCGGATTCCTCCTTGTAGCGTCTGTAGCCGTCTTTGAGATTGTTTAGGTATCCAGGGTGAGTCTTTTCAGCCCATGCAAGGAAAGCCAAGTCATCTTCTAGCTTTGCTTGCCTGTCTTCTTCTTCAATCTCCTCCAAAATTACTTGCAGCCAGATTGGTTGTTCTTCGGTCATGCTGATTCCTCCTTCGATCTCTCTAGCTCTTCTCTTACTATCTTACGTATATCATTGTAGATAGTGTTCATTAACAATACGCACAATAATCTAATATCTGTTTCTTTCATTTTTCAATCTCCTTTCCTTCAGGGGTACTTAGGTGTAATTAGTATTCCTTCAAGGGTAGCTTGGCGGAACAACATAATCTCACTCAAATTTCCTGTGACTGCCCGAGGTACATAAAGAAACCGCCCCAGATATAGTTTACACTGAAGATACTGGGCATATTCCTCACAAATAACCACGGTTACCTCATCTATGGGTATCTCCACTTTGCTATAGTGATCTTACGATATACCCCTTCAAGGACTATCGAATATCCCTCACTAAGTATAGAGTACGCGCGTGAGTACCCCATTTCGCTAAGGGTACTTCAATGAAAACAGAGTTTGATACACAATCCCCTATTGAATCTAGATAGAGTTCTTTCGTCAGGGGTAGTTTGACGGAAACGAAGATTCACTTCCGTCAAGGCTAGTTTGGGGTAGGGTTAAGTACCTCGGGCATTCATTGAATATTTACCAAAGGAGTTGAAAAATTGTCAGACGACGAAACAAAAACAATATTGCGTGGGATTGAGGAAAACCTCCGTCTCATCGCTGAAGCGATACTACAGACAGGTATCGGCACTCCTGTACCAGCCTTC